AAATTTTTGGCAAATTGCCAATTCACTCAGACCCACATACCCACTTACGACCGGGCAAAAAACGATAATCCGAGTCTCTTTTGAGGGGCTGGGGGACCCCATTTAAGAGATCCCCCACCCTTCAAAAATCAGTGCCTCCCTGCTCCAACGCCAACCCGCATGACCGCGCTACGAACACGCGACACACCATGACGCTCCTTCCAACCCGCCTGGTTGACGGCAGCCTTGAAGGTCGTATCCCAAGGAGAGTACGTCCTCATGATATCGGCAACATCCGACTTCCAAGGATCCTTCTTCTTAGGAGCCCGTCCACCAAGCACCGTACGAGTATTCTCACCGTCGAATACCTCAACCCGGTATCGATCACACGCAATGCTCGCAACCCGGTTCTTGAGATACCACTCGGCGTACACAATACCCCGATCCTTGTCGTCGCAGAAGAACGTCTTCCTCCACAACTCTCGTCCGAACAAATATCCAACGATCGAGAATCGGTAGATCATCCGCTCGGGGTGTCCAATAACATCAGTCGAGTAATCAGCGTTCATGTCAGTCTTCTTCCTTCTCAAGGTCCTAGGCGATCTCTTCGTCGCCAGTATTCCAAATGCGAATGGTGGCGTCATCGATTTCGACGCCTTCATCGAGATTATCGCAAAGCTCATCGATCACATTGTGACCAAACTCACGAGCCTCACTCAACTTGTCAAAACCTTCACAAGATTCGACAAATCCCTCTCCCACAATTTCGTATTCAAATTGTACAACGAACATTTCAGTCCTCCTTTTCAACCAGTTCGAGGTCCAACACGAGGTGTTCAAACGCTCGGATTTTGACGATTTTGACAATCATGTTCATGCCCTTCTTACCCCCAGCAAACTGTTCGAGACGAGTCTCCGCCTCAGCCCGAGTGTTGAAGAACCACATGAAGTCCCTGCGAGCTCCCGTGACACAATCGCAAGAAACTACATACAACAGCCACTCGCGATGATGGTCAACTCCGCTAACAATGGTGTCAGTCATGATTCAGCCCGCCAAGTACTCGACAATGAAATCAACCCCGTCGAGAACCAGCAGCTTCAGAACCCCCATCCCGTCGGACGCATACGAGTACTTAAAGATCTGAATGTTGACCGGGATGTCAAGCTTATTCTTAAGACTCTGTGCGGCTGTCTTGGCCTCCCCTTCAGTCTTGTAGAAAGAGACGGCATGCCGAACCTCGCCCTCGACACTACCAATGCGACAAATCACACACCAAGTGTTTTCAGAAGGATCGGAGAGAATAAGATTGCGTGCCATGACGGCGCTCCTTTACAGATTGTGAGCGAATATACGCTCGTTGAACGTGGCCTTCTCGGTCACTGCCTTTGCGATAGCGGAATCGATTCCAGACTCTGACTTGAAGTAGTAATACCACAAATCAGTGTATGGGGTGTTGATGCGATCAATTCGACCTTCCGCCTGCTCCAACACCTTGTATGAGTAGTTGAGGCTGTAGAACACAATCGTATCCGTCTCGATACAGTTCCATCCCTCAGCCCCGGCGGTGTATTGAACCAAATATACCCAAGAGTCTCCCTCGGGAATTGGTTCATGCGCGTGACCGTTCCACTCAGCTACTACGAATTCGTCCTTGAGTTTCAGCAACTCATCTCGTTCGTAGTTAAAGTTGTAGAACACGATCACTCTGTGTCGCTTCGAAACAATCTTGCGCAACCGATCTAACCTGTTACCAGAAGAGTTCACACTGCGCCGAAGCGCGTAACACACTCCAGCTGCGTTTCGAATCGGTTCTTTTGTCCAAGGATCCATCCTCTTCTTCACAATCAGATCGTATTCGTCTCGATCGAACGGTACGAAAATATCCTTGCGATTACGTCTTGTGTGTCTCTCAGCAGGCATCGGTACGATGATTCGCCGTCTGCGAGATTCGAGAACACCAGTATTGACAAATCGCTTCACCTTAGGATACTTCGCGAACCGATCCCAGACGATGTGTTGCTCTGAGAATGCGGTCCTGTTTTTGTAGAACCCATTCGCGATGAACAGGGGGACATAGTCAAGCCAGGTATCCCCCGGCGTTGCGCTCAGTAAGATCCACAGGTTGTGCTTCGATATCTTGAGAAAGCTCTTGACCCAAGCACCAGATCCAACAACACGCTGCTCATCAAATATGAACACATGATCGCGGTAGTCAGCAAACTTCGAGACATTGTTCCAGCTCTCAATCGTCACCTCCTCGCAGTTAGCACCAAGCGCAGCGAACTCGCCCTCCCATTCGAAAGAGTCTCGCTTCCGTGCGGTGGTGATCACGACGATCTTCTTTGCATCTGCCTGAGAAAGGGCCCATGAGGCCCCCACACGTGACTTGCCCGAGCCGACACCGCCGACTAGAACATTACCACTATGCAGGAGCCTCAGGGCCTCTTCCTGATGCGAATATAGTTTATTCGTCATCGTCATCGAATAGGAGACACAACAATCGCTCACGAATTTCTTCAGGGATCGCATGGTAGAACTCGACGTTGTCGCGAACCCATCCGCCACCTTCGGTCGAGCAACGCGCAATCCACTCCCACGAGAACGGACTCATCGCGCTGATCGTCGTATAGCCGAAAACCGAAGTGCATTCCATCCAGTCGACATACCAGTAGCCGTCCTTCTTATATGAATGCAGTCCGTCGATAGTCGCGTCGTATCCGGTCAACACCAGAGGCGAGAAGTCGGCCGGCGGGTTATCTCGAGGCGGAGTATCAAACGTCTCCTTGGTCACACTGGTATCAGGACCCATCGTCGTCTTGAATGCCATGTTGAATATCTCCTATCTTGTGTTACATACCGACCTGCGGACGGAATCCGCGAAGCAGTGCCGCCTTGATCAGCTCTCGGTCTTCCTCGCTGAAATCGCGATTGACGAACACGGTCTTCACCGTATCGCCATCCATCTTCACGCGAGCAACCCAAGAGTCGCCGTTCAGGATCGAGTTGTACCCTTCGGCGGCGAGAGCCTTGAGTTCGAGGAAGACCTCGGTATTCTCCTTGGGAACATCAATCGCAGACGTAGACGCACGTCCATCGAGAAGCTCCACGGAGAGTCGAGGCTGAGCCTCAGATCCGACGATTCGACCATTCTGGAAATTGATCCGGATGGTGTAAGGTTCGTCGTCGGCAATGGCGTTCCCGACCGCTCGCTTCGCAAGGGCCAGAATACCAGAATTGATGACCTTCTCAGACTGAGGATCACGGTTAAACTGACCCCTTCTAGTCTTGAGATATGTCTTCATGTTATCGGGGATCTGTGTCATCAGAGCTGCTCCGTTCCAGGGTCTTTCCTAAGCGCTTCCTTGATAGAAATCCGGGAAGTCGTCTTGATCTTTGGGTTGAATTCAGCGTTGTTGGCCCACCACGAGCCGTACTTAGCGCCCTTGCCGAATCCGGGTTCTTCTGCATCGCCGCGAGTTGTGGCGCGCATGATCCAGTCGTCGCCGGCATCGATCACAGTTTCCTTGGTGTGGTCATTGGCTTGGCGCCCACTCACAATGAACGTGATCTTTCGAACATACCAGAAGTACTCGGTAGCAATCGGGTCGGAACTACCGTTGACAGTCTTGTCGACCTGCTCACCCTTGACGATACCTTCGATCTGGATCGAGAAGCCAGCGTAATCACCGTTGGCGGGGATGAAGCCGTTCTTGATGTTGACAACCGCCGTGAAGTTGTCGCCGTTAAGCATCGGATCATCCGAGTGCTCAAGTACCGTAGAAAGGTAGCGCGCAATATCAGTCGCACCACCCGTCTTAAGTGTCTTGACCGGCCGGATATTGTCCGCCATCCATGTGCGGTCATTTGGGACAACGATTTCGAACCAGTTACTCATAGAACCAGTTCTCCTTCCTCTAGTAGCTGCGCCCAGATACGATCATCTCGACGCCGCTGTGTTTTTCGGACATCCGATCGACTCCCCAGAAACAGGTTGTCGAGCGAATTGTTCTCGAGGTCTCCGTCTGCGTGACAGACAAAGACACCCCTGTCTGGCCACCTCTTGTAAAAGGCAGCCCAGATCACCGATGCGACCGAACGTTCGCGAGCCTCACCGGGAGTCGTGTACAGCCGAACATAACGCGAATTTCCTTTACGTTTGAACGGTTGAAGTGTTACGCCGGTATCCTTCCGACGAATAACGCCCACACGATTTGCCTCGTAGTGGTTAAAACCAGGCACATCAGCCCAGATGTCAGCGTACTCTTTGTACATGATAGCGCCTTTCGTCTAAGACGGGGGCAGACCTTTCACAGCCCACCCCCGCCTTAAAATATGATCAGTCGAGATCCGCGTACTTAGCCGCGAAGGAAGCCGACTCGTCGTCCATCACGACGTACAGCTCCTTCACATAAGCGGAAATACCCTTCTGACCGCGGATGTCGTACACCGACGGATGAATGACAACGTCCGCCGTCTTGATCGTGATGTTGTCCAGAGTGCCGACAGTATCCTCATTGAGGAGCTGCTTGCGGCCGCCCGTAACCAGCCAGATGGCCGGTGCGCGGAACTTGTACGAGACCTTGACGCCGAGGTAGGGTCGCTCGGGATCGAACTCACCATCCTGGTTCTTGCGGTACTTGATGTTCCAACCATCTCGCTCGAGATCCTCGACAAGGTTCAGGGGAATCGCAACCGAGAACTCGCGCTTTCCGCCGTCCTGGTTGAACCGCGTCGGAGATCCAGCAAAGTTCGTGAAGAGCAGACGAGCGTCTTCGATAACCAGATCGGAAGGGGTGTTGTTGAATGCCATGATGATTTCCTTTCTCAGCGGCACAGTGTTTCAAGATCGACGAATTGTTCGATCGCTTGTTTTGCCTCATCGGCGAGCATCTCGGCGTAAGACGTATCAACGTCCTGCTCCTGATGCATGAATCGGACCATCTCTGCTTCCTTCCAGCGATAGCCCTTTGTCCCAACGACGGCGTCTTTGATCTCGCCTTCGTTGTTCATCCGAAGGAGCTCAGCACCACCTCGTTCGGGCTTGATCGGCACAAACGCACCGACCTTACCAACAAAGTGTTTGGCTCCATCCGGGAACTTCAGGTACATCGCCGTCTTGACCTGTTTGGTCTGGATGTAATCCTCGAATTCAATCGGCTCCTTGGTGAAGAGCTTCTTGAATACATATGGCTCCTGGAACTGCTTGCCAGTAGCAGTCCATTCGCCTTCGTGAGGGGATACATACTTCGCGATGTACACAGCCTTGTTGACAAGACACATCTTGGCATAGGTGGCCTCATGTTCGAAGTCGTACCCATACTTCTTTCCGAAGTCCATCACTTTCTGAATATCGTCAGGCGTGGCCCCGGGAATCTTGATGGAGTCTGTCTTGATGTGAGCGACAGTCAGACCGAGTTCATCCTGCACATAGTGCTTGAGGTCGATCATGAACAGCGCACCTCGCTTCGCGACAATGTTGTCGATATTCCGAGGATCCCATGCGGGGTTGTCGAACTTGGCGCTCGTCAGCCCGTACATGGAGTTGATCGGAATCTTGAGAGCCTTGCCGAGTTCATCGAGATCATAGTTATTCGCAATCTCAACAAGGCGCCCCTCGAAGAGCTTACTCAACGTGTCCATGTCCTTATGTTTGATCGCCACACGAGCCTGCTTGAGCTCGCTGTATCGCTGAGTATAAGGGCCGAACAGATTGAGTTGCTCGATCGACGTCGGGTGCATCGACGCGACATCGAGGAGGGCGACGTTCTCGTAATATCCGGGTTCTGAATACACATAACCACCCTCCCCGGGATCTTCTCCGCGATAGGATGAACCCTTGAACTTGTCAAAGGTGTAACCCTGGAACATCTCGCTGAGGTCAGTGTAAACGAACTTCGACTTGTCGGGTCGACGCTCCTTACCGAACACCAGAGCACATGTGTGCTGGTTTGTGGTGTCGTTGACACTCAGACCTGACAGCGCCGCAAGGATCTTGCGAGCGCCCCAGTCGCTAGCGAGATGGTCGAACACCAGCTCAGTGGCCTCGACATCGTTCTTACAGTATTCTACGACGTCATCCCACTGATCCTCAGGAACTGGCTGGTCCCAAGGTAGGTTGTTCTCCTGGTGTTTGAGCCCGAGCTCAATCTCCCACTTCTTGAGAGATTGCTTCTTTGTCGAGAAGTCGTAAATATCCGCGTAGGAGAGATTGTAAGCCTCGCGGAACGTTGCGTTCTTCTCGTTGTTGATGATGCGCTGAGAGATCTCAAAGAGCTCGGCGTTCGAATATCCGAGCGACGCCGCATACATGATGTGGTTGTCGTACTTACGGTTGTTGAATCCAATCAACCTAAGTTCAAACAACGACTTCACCGCCTTGGCGGAGGGATTCGTCCAGAAATGGACAACCTCCTCGCCTGGGAATTTATAGCAGACGACGAACAGATTCGGGAAGACCTCAACGTCATAAAACGCGATGCGCCCGCTTCCCTCCTCAGAGATCTCTGTCTTGTCTTCAGACATGAAGTGCATCTGCTGGACCATCTTAAGGCAACGATCCGACTGGTTCGTCGAAGACATTGCGAAAGAAGTCACGGCATTGCGAGAGTCCGTTACGTCGTATGTGATCCCAGACTCGTAGGCCTCGTCAAGAATACTCTTGATAAAGTCGACACTGGGGGCAGTGTTCGCATGCACCTCCTTACGGAGTGCCTTAGCGATGAGAGCCCTGAGATGGTTCTCATCCTGGACATGTTTCTTGTTGATCATTCTGGGGACCTTTGTCGGGAGGTCTCCCGGATAATCCTCGATACCTCGCCCGTTGTGAAGGGACAGTCGTCGCCGAAGAGACGCGTTCCCTCGGAATCGTTTGATTTCAATTCCAGGCGAATATTCAGCAAGGGTATCCTTATCGACAGGATATCGGTAGATGAGGTGGAGGCCGCCACCGCTTTTCGACGTTTCCGCATATGTCGGAGGCCAAGCAGAAGCAGCGCGAAGATTAGCATTGAGGTCTTTTTCACCGTTGTCTCCTTTCAGATCAAAATCAATGCAGATATATTCCTCAGGCATGAGGACGTAGTGTTCGTCGACGGGTGCGATATCGCGTAGCACCGTGTCTACGTATATCCAGGCCTTTCGAGGCGTTCCATTCTTTGATGAAAGCTGAGCCTTACAGCCTGCGAAGTGCTCGTCAAATATCGACGGGCTTCCTTGTTGCATGGTGAGCCATGATTCACTCTTAACAGCAGTTGGGATGAGTTCGGAGGTTTCGAACTTGTCCTTGTGAAAACCTATGAACAAACTCCGATAAGACACCCCATCAACCATGACTCTGTCTCGAAATTCACGAAAATATCGACAAAGTTCGGTTTTGAACCGATACCTTGGTACCACATATTGGATCCCAGTTTCAGAGGCATAGTCCTTGTAATCTGAATATGCCTTAGCGAGAGTGACTTTGTCATCAGCTCCCCAATCTTCGTACATCTCCATGACGAAGTTGTATATAGGATTGGTTTCCGAGATCATTGTCTTAGATCTGTAGTTGCGGTAATAGTTCGGACCGAGACTACGATACACGTCGACGCAGTGCTTAGCAATAACGCCGAGTTCCTGATACACCCCGTCCATGACACTGGTGTACTCATCGATCGATAGACGTCTTCCAGATGGTGTAACATCAAGCAGACGTCTAGGGATACCCGAGTTTGCGTCAGTGATCTTAACCGGGTTGTTCGATGCCATAATCAACATTGTCGAAATGCGCATGGAACGTGGTTTCTTGAACTTCTCGTTGATGAGCTGAATCTCGTTCGAGATGATCGAATTAAGACGGGTGTTTGTCTCGATTCGGCTCAAGTCGCCGTCGTGTTCGATAGCCACTAGTGGATCATCGACAAAAGATGCTAGAGCAAAAGAGTTGTTTCGCTGGGCTAGCGACTCCGAGTCGAATGCAATACTATACTCTCCGAATAGCCTCTGCATCACGTTCAGAATCGTGGATTTACCAGAACCCGGATCACCATAGAAGACCAGAAACTTGTCGATTTTTCGGCAATCGCCTGTGAGGACTGAACCAATACTCCATTCGATCTTCTGGCGTTCAGAGGGGTCGTACAGAGTGTCGACTAGTTTAGCCCAGTTAACTGGAACTCCGTCCTCTAGCGAATATGGGAGACGATACGAGACATGGTCTTCTCGACGAATCGGAGTGTCGGCAAACACCGGAAACCGATCAAGAGGATGGTCGGTATCGATCATATTTTTAGTCCACTGACGATATCGTTTCCATACGCCATCTCTTTCGGATGCGCAGAACTTCGGGATCATCTGTTGTGGAGCCGAATCCTCAACGAATTTTCGAACGTCATTGTCAACCAGATCAATGACGTCGAATTCGTTCTTTGACCACAAACCGATCTTTGGATTCCAGACTGCGACGAAGTCGCCATCTCGTATCATGATGTCGCTGGAGTCGAGATTCAAAAACCAAGGTGCCGCCTCCATGACTCCCGGCAGACCGCGCATTGGAGAAGATTCGATCGTGTAAAAGTCCACCTCCCGTGGCCTCCTTTAGTGATATGGATCGTACAAGTTGGCCCATTGAATCATTTGGGTCGTTAGGGGCAACTCGAGAGTATCTACCCCCGGTATACGGAATAATCCGCCGGTTCCGTTCCTTGAGTAGGTCCGATACATCACACGTTCGGCGATGTTCAGAGCTTCTTCATGGATCTCTGAAAGTAGGCGCCCGTCGTCAGAATATGAACGAGCGCCCATGTTCAGAAGAATGGACTTCGTGAACGATTCCCGATCCTGGTACAGCATAGCAGTCAGGGTGTCAGTAATACTCACGAAGACCTCAAGGAACGAAGCCGGAGCTTGCCTCGGCGAGGGCATACCCGTTTCGTAGCAGTATTCGTCCCTCATACGAAGAGCCTGAACGGCCTTATCTTCGTCCTCAGGAATATACCACACGAAATCGAGTTCATCCCACACCGAAGCAAGCTCCGAGTAGTTCTCGAGGTGCCCTCGCTTGATAAGCCAGGACACGTAGTGCATGTCAGATCTTGTCCCAAATCATTCCGTCGACGTTGAAGTCGAGGATGAAGTTCGAGTCAACGCGAGAGTAGTCTTCGGACGGAACTCGGTAGATGTTCGCGTCAAAGTCGCCGAACGAGACGTAGCCGTCGCCGACCTTAGAGTTCTTGATCCAGCCGACAACAGCACCCTCACGAGTGCGAGACAGGCCGAGCTGATCGTAGACCTCGTTCAGGAACAGGTGACCCTTACGCTCGAGACGACGGTTCGCCCACAGCTGAACAGCGGCGAGCGTCTCAGAGGTGTAATCCTCATTCTCATCCCAGCAGTTCGAGGACTCCTCGGTGATAATGCGTGCGTAGGGCGACAGGTCTACCATAGACGCGAGGACCGCATCGACGACGGCGGCTGCGTCAGACTTGTTGTCGGAAGACAGGATCTCCTCAGCCGTCTTGTCGTAGTTAGGCAACTTCGGACGAGTAATCTTCGCAACGGTCTCCTCGCCGAGTGTGGTGACCATGGACTTCTTGTAGTCATCGAACGCGGTCTGAAGAACGGTGTATGCCGCACCAACGGCAGCAAGACGCTTCTTCGAAATCGAGTTCGAGAAGTAGATCATCGCGATCGTGGCGCTGCCAACAATTGCAGCAGGCGCGCAAGTGTACGCGGTGTCGAGAATGAAGAGGATACGGTTCTTCATCTCGATCTTTCGGACGTCCTCATCGGCGATCTGGTCTGCGTTGCGGATGCACTCCTTGCGACGATCCCAGTCGCGACCTTCGCAGTCCTCGAACCGAGTGCCTGCCTGCCATGCGAGGTAGCCAGTTGCGACGACGCCGACAGAGGCGGTGACGGAGAGAATGGTGGGGGCGTGCTTCGAGATGCGAGCCATGCCCGTGTGGAAAGCGGTCGTGATAGACATTTGAATGTGCTCCTTTCTGAGCAAATATGTTACTTGAGGGGTTCGGGACGATCGGCAGAGACGAGCCAACCTTCCCTGATCTGTCGGATTTCGAACGCGTCGGTTGTAGTCCAACCCCAGCGTTCATCGGTGTATCGGGGCTGAATACCAACAGACGACATCAGATCTGCAACCGAGACCTGGCCGTACTGTTCGATGGATTCGGCGACGTATTCGATCACGTCGACGGCCTCGCCGCGAGTGTCGAACACAAGGTCCTCCACATTCGTGGGCTTTGGCTGACGCGGCTCACGACGTTCAGATCGATGCGAGTCGTAGTAGCCCCGCCCACGATCCGAACGAGATGAACTAGAATATGACGTGTATCCAGACGAAGAACGACGCCGGGGATCGACTTCGCCGTAAAGCAGCTGCTGAATACCTTGAGTCACCATATCGGTGATGGCGTTCTTAGCAGCCGGGATGGCCACGTCGACAACAAGATGCTCAGCAATCTCTGGGAGATCCTGAGCGAAGAAGGTCCGAAGAGCTTCCTTGATGGCAGACTTCTTCTGGACCTTAGCCTTGGCAATAATCTTCTTCTCGGGGGAGGCCCCCTCCTTGGCTTTATCAGTGTTGCCAGGGAGGGAGACCTCAGTGGGCCGAGTAGGCTCGATGGGGACGATGCCCGACATCAGTTGGCCTCCGCCATCTTGCGGAGCTCTTCGAGGGAAGCATCCGGGTGCTCCTCGATCAGCTTCTTGGCCTTACCCATGATGTCATCAGGGAAGAGGCCGGCCAGGAACCCGTTCGAGAACTTCGGATCGTTGCTGAGCTTGTCCAGAAGAGCGTCGAATGCGGGGGACGCAAGGAACGCCTTGGTCGCACGCTCATCCTTGAAGAATCGCGTACCGTCCTCAGAGCGTTCGCCGTAAGCAGCTCCCACGAACTCCTGAAGCAGCTTGTAGGCGTCCATGGGGGAAGCCTCGCCACCGTTGATGAGGGCGATCTTGGCCGAAAGAGGAGTGCGCTGGAGCTCCATGTTCATGAGCTCGGCCTTGGAGAGGTGGAAGTGGAGCTTCTCCTCCGTTTCCTCTCCAAAGAAGTTGGTGTACTTAACCTTGATGGACTGCATGTCAGTTGTCTTCCTTTCGTGCGACGAATGCACAGATCGTTCCAATTGCGATGATGAAAGGTACCAGAACCACGAGGAACGCTGCGTTGGATCCGGTCTTAGCGAGCTTGGTCTCGCTAGGCTTGGTTGCGTCGGCCTTCGTTGAGGGTCGGGCCGAAGGAGTGCTCGTTCCCGACTGCGGCGCAGGAGTAGTCACAGACGGAGACGGAGCGGGTGTTGTAACTGAGGGAACCGGCACGGGCGTAGTCGTAGTCGGGTTGGGCGCAGGAGTTGTCACAGACGGAGAAGGTGCCGGGGTCGGCGTAGTTCCATCCCCGTCAGTTCCACCATTGACCTTGACCTCGATCGTGCGCTCGAGCTTGAGACCGTTGACTGTTGCAACGTTGGTTGCGGCCTTAGCGCCAGCCGGCGTAGCCATCGGCTCAGGGGTGTAGGTAGTGCAAACCTTCACGCCCTCGGGAGCGGTGAACTCGATAGTGTAGTCGTTGACCTGAATCGCGCCGATGTACACGGTCGTGTTAGGATCCCAGGTGTCACCCTTGGCGCACTTAACAGACGTGCTGAGCTTGGTGTACGCGTCGTGGACGTTGTACTTGACGCCGGGTTCGGCGACCCAAGTGATCATCCAAGAGGTGGTGCCATCGGGATTGACCCAGCCCCACTTCGAGTTCTCGGGCTTGGCGTCCTCGTAGTGACCGCCGTTGCAGTCGTTGTCGCAGCTGCTATCCCAGTCCTTGTCGCCGAAGGTAAAGGGCCATGCCCGCTTACCAATAAGGATCTCGCCCCACTTCTTGCCGACGGCAGACTCCTGAAGGCGAGCAGTCGTCCACCACGTGCCCGAAATATCGGTCTTGCTGGCGACGGCATCGGGAACGTTGTCCACCGTGCAGGTGAGCGTGCCCTTGTCAGTCTTGCAGGAGCCGATCTTATCGCCGGAATCCAGCGTGAACGGGAAGTCGTACGCCCAGTTGATGACGTCAGACGTAACCGTGAAAGTCTGCCCGACCTCGAGCTTCTTGGTGGACCAAGTGCCCTTGACCGTAACCGGCGAGGACACCTGGGAGCTGCCCGAGGAGATGCCGGTGATCTTGGCGTCGATGGGGTTATCTGCTGCGAGAGCAGGTGCTGCGGATCCGCAGATAACAGCTGCAGCAATGCCGATGGACGCGAGTGCGCGGTTCATGATGGTCTCCTTTCAAATAGTAAGTTTTGGGCGGTCACTTGTTCTGGATGTTGCGGTACTCCTCGATGTACTTCTCAAGCTTCGGGCCGAAGGCCTTAAGAAGGAGGAATCCGACAAAGCCGGCAGCCGCGATCTTGCCAGTACCCCCGCCGAGGATCTTGGAGATCGCGTTGATGATCATCATGAAGGTGATGAACGTGAGGATGATGATGAGCATGATGATGCTTCCGAAGGTTTCCATGGTAGCGATTCTCTTTCAGTTTGAACAAAGCCTATAACCCGTGTTAGGGGTTATAGGTGAGGATGGGTCTCAGTTCTGGGACTGGGAGTTCTTGTATGCCTTCTTACGGGCACGGTTGGGATCGAGGGCGCAGCAAACGCCAAAGAATCCAAGCATGATTCCGAAGGTGTACATGGTAGGGGGTCCTTTCTTGAGGGTTAGTTCTCATTAGGACTCCCGTTTTTTGTGTTTGGCCAGTATTCTGGAGGGTCAGAATACTCGATTGGCTCGTCGGTGAAAGTGACCTTGTTTTCCTTGGTCACCGCTCTTCAACCGATCTTGAACCAGTTCGGCTGAGGAGCAGGCGTCAGAGCGACCTCAATCGCGGGCGAACCGGAAGGCAGGAGCACCGGACGGAACTCAGGCTTGATGGTCACGCCACCGTCCCAACCGAGCTCGTCACCGACGCCCGTCTCACCGATGTGAATCTGAGCGTAGAAGTCGTTCAGAGGGCAGGGGCCGAAGTTCAGCAGGTCCTCAGAGATGTTGTTGCAGTAACCACGGATCTTCTCAGCCGTGGAGCGGAAAGTACGTCCGGTGATGGCGTCCTTGCAGAGGACCTCCTCGTCACCGAAAATGACCATCGAGCCCTCGGGGAGCTTCTTCTCAGCGGCCTTCTTGTCGGCCGGCTTGCCGCCCTTCTTGATGACCTCGACCTGCTCGAGCACGTTCTTGCGGAGCTCGGACACGTTCATCTGAGAAATGGAGTAGGCGGCAGCGAGAGCCTGGTACTTCTTGTAGGTGACGTTGTGCAGAGAGACGATCGCGAAGATCGTGACGCCGAGGCTGGCGGCAGCGGGGATGTAGGTCATCCAGTTGCGCTTCGCGAAGTCGAGGAGGTTGTCAGACGCGCCGTTGTCGTTGGCGATAGCCTTGGCGTGGGCCTTGCCGGAGGTGATGGCGGTCGCAACGGAGGCTGCGATACCCAGGCCCGTGATCAGGATCTGCGGGTTGGACTTGATCCAGTTCATGGCAAGCTTGATGGTGTTCTTGATGGACATGGTTGTGCTTCTTTCTCGAAAATATGGAGGTTGATTGATGATCAGAGGTTGGCGACGTACTCGGAGAGATCGAGGCCGAGGATGGATGTTGCTGCGATCGGGATGAAGTTCGGATCCGATCCGACCGCGAGGGAGTCGACGATGATGTAGGGCTCGTGGAGCTCAGTGTTGTCGACAATGACGATGTTCTTGGCGAATGCGCGACGACGATCAGTCATGACGAACCGGAACGGGACAATCGCGTACTTCGCGTCAGGCTTGTCAGCCTCGTCCCTAGAAATGAGGAGTCGTTCACCGGATCCATCGGTGTAGCAGACGTCTTCGTAGTTGTACGGAGCCGTTCGCAGCGGCTTGACCACCTTGCCGTCGATGTGCTTGCCGATGAGCACCCCGAGAGCAGTAGTCTCAAGGGCGTTCGGACGTACAGGGGCTGAGTGAGCCAACGAGATCGAAATGAGCGATCCTTCGGGAACGCTGAGGTCGACTTCGGAGAGGTTGAAGATCTTTCGCAGGGTCATGGTTGTGCTTCCTTTCAAATAAAGCCTATAACCCGTGTTAGGGGTTATAGGGTTGAGAGTTCTCAGAGGAGTGATGTCACTCGTCGTCGGAGGAGTCCGAAGACGCGCGCAGACCGGCAATGGTCATGGCGCCGAAGAAGATAGCGACGGAGGACAAGGCAGCAACCTTGGCGACCGGGACGCTCTTTTCGGCGACCGTCTTAATGCGGTCCATAAGAGGGGTCTTCGTGTTGGTCTCTTCGAGTTCGTTCGAGTTGGACATGGTGAGATCCTTTCTTGAGTGGTTAGTTCTCATTAGTATCGGGGTACTTTTTGCGGTACTCTTCAACGAGCTCGATCACAGGGTTCTCCTGGTGTTCGGCGATGGCGCCCAGAATGTTCATACCGGCCCATACGGCGAGGGGTGTCGAGATCGCGATGATGGACAAGAGAATGGCAAGCATGGTTGTCTCCTATTTTGACTGTAAAAGCCTATACACCACGTATGGCGTATAGGTGAGAATGAGATCAGTTCTCATCGGGGTACTGCACCTTGAGGTGAAGCAGCCGGCACAGAATCTTGTTGGCCTTCTCAACTTCTTCCGGATCGTCGGAGACGTAGGAGGTCTTAAACAGAGACTTGTAGTACTCAGTGGTAGACCAGCATCCGTACGTGTGACCGATGATCAGGGAGATGATGGTGGCGAGAGTAATGCCGGTGAGGTATTTGGACATGAGAGTTCCTTTCAGAGAGAGTTGATATTTCTCATTAGGAACTGCGTAAAATATGCTAGACAAAGCCTATAACCCGTGTTAGGGGTTATAGGATTGAGGGTTCAGTTTTCTTCAAGGTCGGGGAGGCTCATGGTGAGCTTGAGATCCTTGTTGATGAGCTCCACGCAGAGCTTGCGGAGCATCTGGTTCTTACCGTAGCAGGCGTAGTTGAACGTCTTGCTGTAGAATACAGTGCGTTCAATCCTGCCGAGGTTGTAGAATACAGGTGCTGCAATCGCGAGGGTAGCGGCGGCAACGAAGGAGTAAGCGTACTTCGACATGAGAGTGGTCCTTTCAAAGAGGGGTGATAGTTCTCATTATTCACCGCGTAAATTGTGCCAACAAAGCCTATAACCCGTGTTAGGGGTTATAGGGTTGAGGGGTTTCAGTCATTGAGGTCGTGATCGATGTCACGCATGAGGGTGTCAAGCACCTCAGCCTTGGATGCGCCTTCAGCGAGGTCGCGGTATGCGTGCCAGTACGAGGCGGCCACCTTCTTGATGGTGGTCTCGTAGCGGTCAGCAACATAGGCGAGCCAGATGTTGTAGGCGAAAGAGAGGGCGAGGAGGATGCAGACAGTGATGGTGAGTGCGTTGAACATGATGGTTCCTTTCAAAGAGGGTTGATAGTTCTCATTATTAGTTGTGTAAAGTTTGTGTTAGTTTGTGTTAGTTAAAGCCTATAACCCGTGTTAGGGGTTATAGGTGAGAGTAAGATCAGTCGTAGAGGGCGTGCCAGATCTTACGCATGAGGTTATCGAGGGTCTCGGTCGCGGTAGCGTTCGAGTCCATATCGTCGAAGACGGCCCAGGTGGACTTCTGGATCTTATCGATCTGAGTCTTGTATTGAGCAGCCTTCGCAATGGAGACGAGGCTAACGATGGCGAGGACGATGGTCAGCGTAGGGAACATGGTGTTTTCCTTTCATAGGAGTTGATAGTTCTCACTATTCGCCGCGTAAAATATGTGATAAGAAAAAAGTCTATAATCCTAGATTTTAGGGTTATAGACTTTCGAGCAGTTCTACTTACGGAACTTCAGCATCGAAAATGCCTTTGAGGCAAGAACGTGGGTCTGTTCGTAGTTGAGGACCGCCATAAGACCGAGCAAGTACACCACGCCGTTGGCAATGGTCTCGGACGAAGGCATAAGCTTCTCTTTAAGGTCAGAGTCCTTAACGAGCTTGTGCAGTCGTTCGAGGTTACCAACAGCAGTGGTGTACTCACAGGTCGACGGGTCCTCTCCACCGAGCCAGTTAAGCACCTCGTTCTCGAGGTCCTCAGGTTCGTAGAGGCGTTCGACGTTAGACATGGTGAGTCCTTTCGTGTAGAGTGGGTAGTACTCACTATGCCGAACGTTTTTCTTACACCTAAGGCTTGACTACCTTCAGGTGAACGGTATCGCCAGCCTTGAGGTTTGAAGGCTCATCCACGAAGTCCGCGTAGACATCGTCATGCTTCGTCACAACGATGTTGCCGTGCACCTCGGGCTCGTAGTTCTTCGAAGAGACTCCAAGAGCTGCCCCGAGGAACACGCCAAACGCGGTGATCGTCGCGGTGACCTCGTTGGTGTAAGGGATCCCCCACACCATGCCGGCTGCGTTGACGAACGTAGCCAGCGCCGGGATGATGATAAGCGCCACGCGCTTGAGAATATCGTAGGTCTGATTGTTCATCGGTTCTTCCTTCCGTCGATGTTGTTAGGCATCATCGGTAGTTCATCTACCTGTTCAAATATGCGACGAGCAAGGCCGTTGCCTCCCAGATCGGAATACAACTTGTAATGGTCTTCGTATTCTTCATACTCGTCCATCGTTATGTATCCGCGATTTAGGTATTCGCGCCCCTGCTCGATGAGCTGGGTTCTAGCAACTACCAGCAGTAGCCTGTCTTCGGAGTTATTGCGCGCGGTTCGTGTTCTCGCCCAGGCCCAAATTCCCGGGCCGCTGAGTACCGTTGTGATTAGAGGATTCGCGAATTCTGCGATCTTTGTCAAATCCACTTATCGGTTACCTCCTCACCGTTTTCGTAGAATCGATCAGGTTGGATCTTGATCGAATAGTTTGTCTTGTCGCCACCGCTGATTGTTCGTTCGATAACATAACCAGATATGAGAATGCCCATGATCGAACATTTCACTGGATTACCAATTTCAAGTTTCTGGAACGTTTCTGACGAAATTTCGTCAATGGTGACCTCCACAGACTTTAGAGGTTCACATCGAATTTCCTCGGTGGTTTGTCCCCATTCTCGATTGAGATCGCCCATAATGCCCGATTCGTATCGGTACGGGCCTTTCCAGTCTGTAGTTTCTTGCATGTAGGCGCGATTCTCGTACCACGTACGAATACGTCCTCGAGACGCCATACGCCAGTATCCGTAGTCTTTAGTTCGGCCGATATACCAGTGTGTTGGCTGCTGAGGGAGTCGACGAGACACCCGAGAACGTACCGAATCCAAAGCACCGATATCGATCACAGGTCGTGAAGTACTGTTTAGTGATCGAATGTCCAACCAAACAGTGATGTTCGAAGGAATTCCTTGTGTCGGCTTTACGTACGACTTTAAGCACAGCTGGTTGTACAGAGCAGCCGAATAAACATCGTCATACACGCTGGAAGACAGGTCGAACTCGATGTTGTATTCGGGATATTCTCCGTACGCATTGAGATATACCCAAAATGGGAACCATCTATTCGAATCCTTATTGATACCGTCGATAGTTCCGGCCAAAACAGTAAAGGGGTTGATATGCGTCGGCCACTGTGGATTATCTCTGTATTGGTAGTACCAACCGCCCTTATTTTTTCGCTTCAACGCTTCCCATACGGAAACTCCGCGAACTTCGCTGACGCCTTCAGACTCATATGTGATCTCTTCGACGATAAACGGGGTCTGTGTGCTCCCCATACAGCACACAAGTACGCCGGGAGGCCATGGGAACATACCCTTACATCTGAATGTCATCGACGCAGCATACAGGCCCTCTTTGATGAGCATATCAAAGACCGGGTGCGACCGGAACGTACACATAGCGCGGTCTTCAAGAACCTGAACCATGTTTGGCATATCACAGACCTTTCCTGACCATGACCAAATCTATAGCAACATAAGCGTTTCCGACGTTTGGCACACTGAACTTAACAGGCTGTCGGTTTAAATTCCTCAAGAATGCAGATATGTCATTCGGACTAATAGCCGGGTAGGCTTCGCTGGCGTAACACGTCGAGGACAACGCCTGGTATCCGCCAGTAATGTTGAAATCACGACCACCAGTTTCTGATTTGGTCATTTCGAAGAAGCCGTTTTCGGTCGTGGACGATCCGTTCACATAGGCATGAAACTGCGTCAAACCTTTGTTGAAAATTTGATAGCTGGTGTTTCCAACCGGAGGAAGGCCGATTCGCAACCGGGTAACGTCGAAAAATCCAATACTGGTATACAGTTTATCGAGAATCATTTGGGCATCGTTAATGGCTTGCGACCAATTCTGGTTGCCCAAACCTACCATAATGGCGAACTCGGGTCCGTACAGAACTGGGTTCTTGGTTGTAATCGTGAACTCAATCGTCGCGGGGTTCGCGCTGTAGTCGTATTTAATCTCACGAACTACGCAGCCCTGTTTCCAAACAACTTTACGGTTAAACTGCACATCGGGTTTGGTGTAGGTTGTTGTCTCGTTGTTTTTGTAACTGATTGATGGAGCTTTAATGCCATCATCGGTAAGTTGGAGTGTTAAGTCAGAACCATCGGCCAGAGTGTCCAAAAAGTATCGGGGCGATCGCTCTGGAATGGGAACCGTTGGAGTTAAACGCACATTGATATCGATGGGTTTATCCGTAACCGTTGTCACAACGTTCCCGGTGAAGTTGTACTCCTTGTTAGCGCCGAAAGACCCGTTAAGGATCTGGGCAACCCAGCCTCTATCTTCCCGATTTAAATCGGTTACAAAACCCCGACCTCTCTCGGGGAGTATTTTGAGCATGGAGTACACCATGATGTTAAATCCTCTTCATTCGTTCGAGTTGACGCTCAGTTTGACGGTACAGGTCATTGAGATCGAGCGCCTTTGGCGATTCGTTGTATTGGTTGAAGACCATCGGCTTCTGGTTGTTGCGCAGTTCGTCTCGAAGAGCTCGAATCTCCTGCGCGGTTTGGCTGCCATTTTGAACTGATGTTCCGACAACATTCGCACTCAGGTCATTCATCGTGAGATCTTGCAGACCGTTAACCTCGGAGAGGTCGACAGTCGGCTTGATGACAGGATTCCAATCAGTATCCAGGTTGCTCATTGCATTGACCATCTCGCTGCCAAGACCGGACATCGCGTCGACCGCGTCAGCCTGGTTCTTGTCGATACCCTGCACAATACCCGCAACGATGAATCCAGCCGCAGTCGCGAATACACGCGAAGGCGAGTGGATACCAAGAGTACTCTTAAACGAGCTAAGAGCACTTGAGGCGACATTGCTGAGCTTGTTGTACAGGCTACCTGCTGCGCTAGACACACCGTTGATAACACCATTGATGATGTTACGTCCGATGGAACCAGCGTGCGAGGTGAACTTGTTGGACATGCCCATCAGACCGTTCTTGATGAATCGGATGATTGCGGAGATCAGCTTGTCGACCGCGGCTTGAAGCTCCGGTCCCTTCTGATCGATTGCGTCAGCAAATCCATTGATGAACGTAATGACAGCATCCCATGCGGCGTTGATGATGATCACGGCGCTGTCAGCGATACCCTTGATCAGAGCTGCGATGAGGTTTGCGCCCGATGTAGTCAGCTCAGGAATCTTTGCTGTAATGCCATCAAGCAGTGCCTGCAACAGTGTGAGTATCGCGTCGACAATCAACGGCACACAGGTCTTGATTGTCGTGATGAACCCGTTCAACAGTTCCGTATAGGCTACGATGAACTTAGGTTGATTCGCGACGATCGCCATTATCAGCTGATACAGCAGATCAAGGACTGTGTTGATAACATCAGGCCAGACATTACGAATAACCTGAAGAATGCCTCCGATCATGATCGTCCAGATCTGAATGACCTCGGGCATCTTCTGCTTCACGGTCTGATAAACCTGACTGATGAACTGCCGAATAGCAACTCCCGCTAGGATAATCAGTTCATTCACGGCTGGCTCAAACGCCTTAACCAACGCCTGAAGGGCTCTACTAAGAGCGGGTGCGGAGTTCTCGATTGCGGTGAAGACACCGATCAGAGCCGCCTGGATTGCCGGCGATGCCGCCGCGATGATCGCCGCAGCCGCACCAATACCTGACGCAATCGCAACCATACCCGCTGCGATAGAAGGTCCTGCCGCAGACGCTACCGCCAAGAAGGCCGTTACGACGATCGCAAGAGCCGTGAACGCAGCGAGAATGCCGACGATAACCAAACCTAGAATGCCGATTGCTATGGCCAAAGCGATTAGACCGGGTGCTGCTCCGATAGCGAGGTACCCCGCTGCAATCAGAATACCCAGTCCGATACCGATCGCCCATAGGCCGTTGGATAGTTCGTCCCAGCTAAGTCCGGCTGCGTTCGACAGGGCCGAAACGAACATGCTCAAGGCGAAACCCAACAATGTGAGTGCTGCGACACCGATTAAGGCGCCCTGAGCGGCGAACGCCACTGCTACAATAACACCCACGACGAGCAACAGCTTACCGACCGAGCTGAGAATGTCTCCCCAGCTATGGTCCGATAGCTGCACGATGGCTCCGACTGCGATGTTCAGTGCAATTGCGGTCAGGATCAGGGCGCCCGCGCCGACAATTGCCGTAGGAGGCATCAGATTCGCAAGAGCCACGAGAAGCAGAACCACAGCGGACAAACCGACTATTCCTTGGAACAGTTTGGTCGTATCCATGTAGCCCATTACTGCGACAGCGGCCACGAGCATCTGAATCGAGAACGCGAACGCGATCAACATAAGCGAAATGCCTGCCATTTTGCCGAGATCGCCAGCGGCCTTGTTGATGAGAAGAACAAAGCCAACGAGGATCCCCATCAAGATGCCGACGGCGATAACCCCCTGAGCGACAACCTTGATGGGTAGCAGCCCGAGTGCAATAATCGGGATCACCAGCATGTTGATCGCGATCGCCATAGCGATCATCGACCCAACGCCCGCCATCATCGAACCAGCATTCTTGGAAAGGATCTTTGCAGCTAGAGTCATACCGAGTACCAAGACCATGACAGCCCCGATACCCTGCGCGACAGTGCTTAGCTTCATAGAACCAAGAATGCCAACCGAGATCGACATCAGAAGAATGGCAATGGACAACGCTATAACAGCACCAATGACGCCAGCAATCTGCATCTTATTGATCTTCATATCACTGATCTGAGTCAGAGCGATGAGAAGGATCTTAGTCAGGACACCGATTGCTACAGCGCCCTGAATCAGTCGAGGAGCCGGGATCATAGCAAGGATGAACAACGAACCAGCCAGAATACCTACGGAGATCGCGATCTCACGCAGGGCCTTGGCCTTGATGACATCCTGCATTGCCTTCAGAGAATCGGTCAGAGCGTTGAACACACCACTGATCGAATCGCCGATCTTTCCGAACTTGTCGAACATTCCGCTGAACGAGTCAGTGGTCTTCGTGAACTGACCTAGCATGGTCTGAAGGGTCTTGAAGCCCATACCAAGGCCGCCACCGAGCAGGATTCCGCTAAGCAGATCAGAAAGCGACATGTCCTTGAGACTGGAACCGAGACCAGACCAGAAAGTCTGGATCATCGATCCGGCGTTGTCGAATGCCTTGCCGACGTTCTTCTTGAATGAGTCGAATGCCTGAGACTCAGAAGCGAACTTCTTGATGTTGTCGATACCCTTGGCCAGCCAGTCGATCAGATTCGCGATAGCCTCGACAACCGATGAACAGAATTCGACGATGCCCGTAGCCGCGGTGTAGATAGTCCCACCGACAGTACCGAGAGTGTCAAAAGCATCGGAGGCTGCCTTCCCGAAGGTAGATAGTCCACCGGCTGCTCCATCCGCCTCGTCACCGAACCCGCCAAATATGGACTTGGTCAGATCCCCGAGCTTTCCGAACAGATCGATGATGGCGTTGATGAGAGATCCGAAAGGACCAAACGCCTTCATCATGTTCTTGAAGCTATCGCCGATAGACGACAGGAAGGTGTTGTTGTCGAGATGCTCGCCGATGTGAGTGAAGATGTCGCCAAGAGCCTTACCAAAATCCTTGACCGCCTGCACCTGAGGAGCAAACGTCTTGGAGATGGTATCGCCGGCTCGACTGAAGGCCTTGCCGACCCCGGAGATCGAGTCCTTCATCCTCTTAGAGGATTCGGCCCAGGCCTCAGCCATTCGAGGCGATGCATCGTCCCAGAACTTCTTGATCCCCTTACCAGCGCTCTCGACGGCTCCGCCAAGGTGCTTGCCGATGGTCTCGCTGATCGGGAGAATCGAATCTGAGAAAGCCTTGACCTTCTCAGACCACTTGGGTCCGATCGCATCTGCGAGCTTGGTCATGTTCTCGAGGAACCCTGAGCCAAACCCGCCGAAAGCGGACTTGATCTTCTCCATCGGACCCCCGGTTCCAGATGCGAAACCGAAGAACGCCCCGAAGACATTCGAGATCGCATCGCCGAAAGGCTTGAAGACGTTCGAAGTCGCCTTCTTGATGGTCTCGATGAATTCGCCGAGCGGCTTGAGCACCGCCTCGATGACAACCTTAAGGCCGTCAAAGATCGGGGTGATCGTGACGTCCGCAACAGCGTACATCCAGTCAGCAAGCTTCTGGAACTTGTCGACAAGCCAGTCGAGGACCTTAGAGAGACCTCCGAGGATGTCGGTCCCACCAAGCATCTGACCAAACCAGTCGCTGAAGACGGAGACGATGTCGCCAACCTTCGCTGCGATCAGGATCATCGGCTTGATGAAGATCCCCGCAAGGATCATGCCGATCTTGAACGCGGCCACACCAATCTGGACAATCGCCGAGCCAAACCCGACGAGAACCTCAAGAACTGGCGAGATCAATTCGCCTGCCATTTTGAAGACCTTGCCAAGGTTATTAGCAAAGTCGTCAGACATCATTAGCCAGTCGGAAATTGAGTGACGGAAGTAGTACGAGAAATCGTATAGGGCCTTACCCGCGTCTCCCTGGAAAGCGCTGAAGAATCCTTCGCCGATTGCCTTCAAGGGCTTGGCGATAGCAGTCCAGAGTTCACCGAGACCATACCACCATTCCTCCCAACCACCGAGTTCATCCCAGCGGTCGAGAATACCCTGAAGCGCATCGAAGAAAGTTCCGATGCCTCCATTCACCACGTCGGACACTGCGGTCCACATGGTGCGGGCTCGTTCAAAGTCGCCGAAGATGGTACGGAAGATGGAAGCCCATCCCGAGCCGAGAGCTTCGGCGGTTGTATCGATAAGCTGCGAGAAAGTCTTGACCTTCGTAGCAGCGTCGTTGGCCGTTTCAGCCAACTTCATGATTTCGTCAGCTTGCTCCTCCGTGTAACCGGCACTCAGCAGCTGTTCGCGAGACAAATCACCAGTGTACTGGGTCAGGGTCTCGATCATGATCTCGGATGTAAGCCATCCGTCCTTAAGCGAGTTTCGGAACGACCCGGCCTTGTCGATCATCTTGTCGACTTCGACGCCGTAAGTACGTGCCGTACGCTTCAGTGCTTCCTGGAACTGCTCGCCGCCCATACCGGCGTTGACGATAGAGTTCCAGTCTTGAAGTTTTACAGAGCCTGTCGAAAGCGCCTGTGACAGCTGATACATTGCCGTTGCGGCTTGCTCAGAAGATGAGCCAGACATTGCTGCGACGTTCGACAGACCCTTAATCGCGGCAACCGAATCCTTCAGCCCGACACCCGCAGATGTGAACATACCAATATTGCGTGTCATCTCGGTGAACGAGTAGATGGTCCGGTCCGCGTAAGCGTTCAGTTCGTCGAGAGCTGCGTTGATAGTCGCAGTAGTCTCGCCCTTACTGAATGTGTTTGCCTGAATAGTCTGAACCGCGTTGAGCTGGTTCTCGTATTCTCGGAAACCATCCATGATAGGTCCGAACGTGAACGAGGAAAGCACCGATCCGCCAGCCATCAGGGCCTTGGATGCGATGTTACCCATGGCCACGGACGCAGCGCCCGCGAGCATGGAAAAATTAGTCGACGAAATCTTTGCCGCGGCTCCGACATTCGCTGTGGCTGCGGCGGCAGTCGTGGAGTTGTTGACGACGGATGTATTGATGTTCTTAACGCCGTCCGCAATACCACCCATCTGCTTTGAAGCATCCTGAGCGGCCTTACCAACATTGTCGAGTCCGTCAGTTGACTGCTTGAAGTTCATTCCGGACTTCAGGCGATCAACGTTGCGGAGAACGCCGTCAACTCGGCTTGTAAACTTCGAATCGTCGAGCTCCAGGGAGACGACCTTATTCTCAATACTCTTACCCATTGATGACCCTCCCAACCATTCGGTCGATTTCGTCGAAGATGGGCTTCATCGCAGGGTTGATGTAGTCCTTACCCTGTACGTAGCCACCTTGACGCGTCCCATGTCCGTATTGCAGGATAATCGCAATGGGAACCTTGGACACGATGTTTGTGTTATACCAAACGATCTTAACGCCTCGATTGGTCTGTTTGACTTTGTATTGCCATGAAGCGGCAGTTTTCCCGGTGCCAACCGGAGTATTGGCCCGGAGGGCCGCCACGCCTCGAGTACCAGCAGTTGCCAGCACGTCACGAAGCTTCTTGTTCTTCACTTGTGTCAACCATTTTGACATGTCGAACTCGGCGTCGAACTTCATCTCGATCATGACGGCCCTCCTTTCTTAGTCAGCCCCAGAGCGTGCCGTTAACCAGCTCGTACTGGAGACACTCGACGGTGCGGTAGCCACAGTAGCCATCAACGTCGAGCTCGTGTCCGCGATTTCGCAGGTGTTGCTGGAGCGCAGACACCGTGTCCGGTCCGGCGATACCATCGGCCTCAATGTCAAGACGACGCTGAAGCTCTGCGATAGTGTCGGAACCGTCGTGTGGGTCTTCGACCCAATCCCAGCCAGTACCAGCCCGCTCGAAGTACTCTTCGTTGTCCTCGTCCTGGTCCTCAATCCAGCCGTTAGCCGGGAGACCCATGGACGCCTGGAGAGCATAGGTGGTTGCCTTGCCCCACCACTTGTCAGTCAGGCTGTCTGCGCCATCGGTGTCTTCCTCAGCATCCGCATCGGACCAATTAGGTCGAAGAACGCAGTCGATTCCGAAAGAACGCTGGCGGCGGTAAACGCCGTTTCCGGCAGACTGAGAACCAGCATTGGACGGAGAGGTGTTACCCTCGATCGTCTGGAGCCAGCCGTCGCCAAGGTTTGCCTCGACGATGCCGACATGGTCGGTCAAGCCGTCGTTATCCCAATCGAAGAGCACAACGTCTCCGCGCTGCGCGTCCTCGAGGGGGACCTTCTCCATGCGGTTCTTCGTGACGTCGGTGTTGTAGCTGTAACCACCGATTGCGTCAATCTCGCCAGCCATGTCGAAACACATACTGACGAAGGCCATGCACCACCAGACGTCTTCAGACGGACCGGCAAGCCAAGGCTGGTTCATACTCTTAGCGAGCCATCGACCCGCCTCAGAACCCGGCTCGGGGTCGTCTGGAGCATAGTAGCCGAGGCGATACGTGGCGTGCGACATAACGTCGTCGATCTTACTCATATCTTACTTCCCTTCGTAAATCGCGCGGTCTCGGTCCTCATGCGGGTCAGGCCCAGCTGGGACCTGTGCGTCAGCGGGAATGTCAATCATCCTCTACCCCCTGTTCTAGCCCTACGGGCTTGGTTCATAGCCGCACGCTGAGCTGCGGAAGCCCGGGCGTCCGGCTTTTGGTTGTTCTGTTTGGCCGCGGCGAGACGAATCAGCGTCAATAGCCGATTCAAGTTCCACTTGTCAGCCTCGAACGGAATGCCCAACTGAGTCATGTACCAGTAGATTAGTTCACTGGTCATGGTATCTCGTGGGCCACCATTTGAAGGTGGGTTCCATAGAACTGTCGCCGTGGCAGTATCAGACAAATAGTCTGCTATTTTGACCTGAACGGATTGGTCGAGCCGCTTGACGAAATCTCGAGGGAGAGGGCGGTCCGACATACACTGGATGTAGTACACTAACTCTTCACCAGTCTGTGGTGGTGTCTCCAGGAATGACCGCCTGTATACGGATTCCCACTCAGCCACCGCAGACAGGCTATGCGTAAGCGTAAGCGTAAACGGCTCCAGCGTAACAAACGTATTACTACGCTCGTCAAACCGCTCCTCTCCCCCAAACTCAAGCGTGAGCGAGATCACGCCAGAAGCGTACGCAGCTCGTTGGGCATGACCAGCGTAGGTGTAGCAGTGCCGCCAGCATTGGCAACGCCATACAGCTTGTCTGTGAGCTTCTTGTACTTCCCTGCGTCGAGCTTGGACGAATCGACCGTGATGACAGAGACCGGCTGGAATCCATCCAACTGGACCGGAACAGTCGAGCACTCCCAGGAGAAGGAGATCGCTTCCGGACTATCAGAGACCGTGTTGTACGCACGCTCGGAAGGAGCAGCGGTCGCACCGTAGATGATGTGAAGCAGTTCGCCGTAAGCATCACCCTTGGTGTCGTTGCCCAGCTTCGTGCAGTAAGAGAACGCGAAACGCGTACGCGGCTGCTGACCGAGGTTAACACCCTTAACCAGCTGAGCGGTGCCATCACAGATGGCGAACTCATCGGGGTAGGTGTAGGCTTCGATCGTGAACTTGAACGACGGAGCCGACATCAGGGTCAGGTACTTGATGTTGTCGGCGTAGATGTCCGAGGACTCGTCGCCCTCCGGAGTCTCCGTGACAGTCTTAAGACCGTTCCAAGCAACGCCGGTGCCGTAGCGGTTCTGAGCGTTGTCGAAGGGGAACAGAACGCCCTTGTTAACGCCAGTGTGGTAGAAATGGGAGCCCTCTTCGTCCCACTTGATCTGTGCCATAGGATACCCTCCTTAAAGGTAAACCGTGAAGACGAAATGGTTCATTCCGTCCGAGATATATGTCGTATCCAAAGACGAATACGGGATCTTGAGGATTTCGTCGATCACGTCTGGCTCTGGATCCTTGGTGATGAGAGTGACCGAGTATTCCTTAGCGCCCTTGTATGGCACGTCGGAAGCATGGTCAATTTCTATCTTCGACAAGTGGAAGACAACGGCCGGGTATCCAATCTTCAGGTTCTCTGGAGGCTGGAAATATACCCGGTTGTGCTGGACCGCTTGTTGAAGAAGGTGTAGGAGATCTTTATACGTGCGCATACAGACCGCCCAGATTGATGGTCAGCCGCGGATAATTCACCCCGATGGACTGTACCTCCCATTTTGAACCCTTCCATACTACGTATTTCAGAGTCTCGAGGTATGTCTTGATCTTGGTGTCCATCAGGATGCTGATCTCGTTGGTGAGACGGAGGTTGGTGTTGGTAGAAGACGAGTTATCGTTCCTGACATAGAGGCTACGAATAGTACCCTTAGCCGGGATTTCGATAAAGTCTTCGAGCCAGACACCTTCCTCCGTCTCACGCGTCATCGCGAAGCCTAGCTTGCCGCTAAACCTCGACATGGGATCACGCCTTCTTGCGAGAGATCGTCAGGGCCGAGTACGGTGCCGTCAGAGAGCCCGAAAGACGGGTCTCCATCAGGTACTTGTACTGGTTGAAGTCGATGTCGAAGGACTCGGCCATACCGAGCTCCGCACCGGCGTTCGAACCGATGGTGTAGTCGCGCAGATCGACAACGATAGCAAGAAGCTCGTGGTTGGCGCCCTTGATCTCGTGCTCCAGACCCTCGAACTGGGGGATGGTCACGATCTTGGATACACCAAGCGCGCCCGCAAGGGACGCCTCAGTCTCGTACAGACGACGGCCGTTCTTGTCCTTCAGGAGAAGCATCTTGACCAGGCGCTTCTTCGCAATGAAGAGCGTCGGAGTGCCGGAGCCCTCAAGCTCGGCCGATGCCAGGACGATGTCGTCCACAAGAGTCTCATCGGTAGTGCTCGATTCGAGCGACTTGTGGATCGCATAGAGGTCGTTCTCCTTGAGGATGGGACGAATTGCCTCGTCGTCGACGCGGTCGGGATCAGTGATCGTACGACCATCGCCAATGAGGATGGCTCGAGCGATTTCCTCGTTGAGCTTACCCTTCATCTCGTTCTTGAGCCAAGAAACGACATTGAAGTCCGTAATATCGACGATGTCATCGCGATCGAGCTTCTGCTTCTTGTAGATCGTCGTGGGGGACGTCGTACGGGTCAGAAGCTTGATGACCTCTTCGGTCTTCTTCTGGGCCTTCTTCGCATAACCCTTGGCTCGAGCCTTGTCGTCACGGATGTCCGCGAGAACGGACTTGATACGGGCAAAGGGAGAGTGCTTGGTTCCGTTCATAACGACGGAGACCCAAGACTGATCGCGGTCGAGAGTAATGGGCTCATTCGTGATGCTCTTTGCATCCGGGAAGAGGTAGCCGATATTCTCGATACCGTAATCAGCGTGCTTCAATTCCTCGAGTAGCGTCGAGTTGTTTCGCTTGGCCGTCTCAACGAGCTCAGCGAAGTCTGCGTGCGAGAGTGTGTTCTGGGGGTCCTTGTCCCCCTCAAAGACGTTGTGCTTCATATCGTCTCCTTCGTTGTTGTCTTCGTCGGTTTCTTCGGAGTCTTCAGACTCCCCGTCGATAGCTGCCGCAATCAGGTAATTGACGGCCTCCATCTGCTCCTCGGTCAGGGTCGACAGAACCTCACCGATTGTCTTGTCCCCATTCGAGGACTCATCTTCGGAGTCTTCGGAATCCTCAGACCCTTCGAAGTCTTCGTGGACGGCATTGCCGTCACCCATTTTGATGATCGCAGAGTAACCTTCACCTTCGCCATGAGCCATTGATACGTTCTCAATGGTCGCCTTCGGGTTTGCGCCCTTAAGAACGAGGGAGACCTCGACAATGTTGCCATGCTTGACAACGTTGCCGTCCTGCCGAAGGTGGTTAGCGAAGATCGACATGGCGGTAACATCGCCGTGTTCGATCAGCTCTCGCGCGTGTTCTGCCTGAGCAGATCCGTTGAAGAAACCATAGGCGTAAACGCCTTCAGGCTTCTTCTCAAGCTGGGCATGCCCGAGAACATTAGTCACGTTGTCGTGACCATGCTGCCAGACGAGAGGCACAACAGCCCCGTCATTCTGTTCAAATGCCTGGTGAGCGATGATCCGCCCGTCAGAGCACTTAACACCGGCAACCGTTGCCCACCCATCGAAATCTGCAATTTCGTCAGGTGCTGTCATTTTGAACCTCCTGGTCGTTAGACCGTTGATCCGCATTCGCGGAACTCGTGTATGGGTTCGCCAACTGATCCGCCTTGGGGTCAGTCGATTGCGGCAAACCAATAATGCTTCGGATTTCGTTCGGAGTCATCACCTGGTTCGTGATGAATGTCTGCGCCATGGATGCAATCGAGTCCAACGACGTAGCCGCGAAGGGATCGCGGACATAGATGATCCTCTGACCCTGGGACCTTGCAGTCTTGGTCAAGAAGACCATAGTTGCCGACTTCGTGATAGTATCAAGAATTGGCTTGACTGTTCGGTTGTAGTAAGACAGGTTGGTCTCAGCATCGGCCGTACCGTTGAACACACTCTCAGTAAAGCCGAGAGCGTTGTAAAGCTGTTCTGACAGGTACTTAACCTGATCGAGCAGATTGTTCTCGACTGGACGGTTGAGCTGCGTGATCTTCTCAGCTCCATCGACATAGGCTACGCCGATCTCGGAGTTTCGAAGCTGCTGTTCAATCGCCTCACGTCGGGTCTCGGCTTGCTGCTGTCGCAGTTCGCCTCGGACAGAGTATGGAAGCTGAATAATCAGATCCAACTTCTTACCGAGAGCGGAATTGTCGATGGCATCAAGTGCATCGAGCTTTCGAGCAAGCCGATTGGCCAACGAGCTGTTGCTAGCTGTGACATCGTAGAGCGGACTATATACGATTGCCGCGGAGTTCTTCGAGATACGAATTGTTTCTCGATTACCACTACGATCGTTATACAGATTCACATCGACTGAATCAGTGTACCAACTCTCGATTCGTCCAACACGGAGAGAAAGGACATCAAACGACCCTTCTTCGTTCAGAGCGGTGTCTGTATCGACTGGAACCAGAGCTGCACTACCGGTTTCAAGCATCGTATAGACAAGCTCGTAGATCAGAGCATTCGAGGTCTGATCGATGTTCGCCATCAGAGACAAGCATTCGTTCAGAGACGAGTCCTTCTCACTGTCATACCTACCATTTTGATCTACCTTCACGTGGCGAATCGGAGTGTTCGCAACGTCCAACGCAATCTTGTTGTATAGCGTTTGGACCAGGTTTGTAGATCCGATAGAACGGTAGCTGGGGCGGTATTCGCTGTAGTTACTATGCTTGTAACGATCAGGGCGATCGTGAGCGAATACGTTCCATGCCCTTGCCAACCGTGACATAATACCCATATTACCTCCTCTCGTTAGTTGAAGTCGTCGAGTTGCTGTTTGTATGCAACCCACGCATCCATAAGTGCGGCGACCGAGTCGATCTTGAGATCCATTCGTTTCTTCAAGATCTTGCGGTTTCCGTTAGTGTCTTCAAGTGTGATGGTGTTACCCATCGCCCATGAGAATAGCTCTTGATCGAAGATAAGTCTCCGATCTTCTGCCAAACTCTTGAGCTCGCCTAGCGGAACCGACTCAGTTCGCGCACCCTGAATGACTTTGTGGATACCGTAGGGTCCGTTATCTGTTGTCCATCTCTCAACGAACTCTCTGGCATTGTATGGATCGTACCCGAACGCTCGAACGTCATACTCAGATCTCAAGATGTATTCGTCGAGATCGTTATAGACTTCGATCATGTCCAAGATCGTTCCATCCATGACCTGGAGCGAGCCTTCTCGGATGAACGACTCGTACTTCGCCCGTCCAGCAGCCGGAAGCTTATCGAACGTGCGAGTAGTAATGTACGCTCGCGTCTTGACCCCGAAGTCACCAGTGGATAGTGGGAACAAGAACGTAAACGCACAGAAGTCATCACCCTGAGAAAGGTCTGCGCCCATGGCACACGGCATTTGCCAGAACTCGCGTGGGTTGTGAGGGATTGTTTCTTCGTACTTGAAGAAGTAAGTGTATCCCTCACACGGAATGCCGAAACGTTTTGCCAAAATGTCATTCCTTGCGGAAGGTACATTCTCGGCCCTAGCGACATCTCGTTGGTATGTGTCGTAAGACACAGTCTTGCCAAGGTTGGGTTGAGCTTTAATCCACATGTTGGGATCCCCAACCTCGGATACGTCGTCTAGTCGATAGTACCAGATCGACGAGTGTGGGTCATAGTACTCGCCCTTAAGAATCGAAAGTAATTCCATTTTGATGGAATCTCCGACGCCGTTTCGGACAGTACCCTCGGATGATACCGCAACGATGACCCAGTCGTTGAGTTTCGACGCGCCCTGCTCGAGAGCAGAGATGACGTTCTGACGAACATCGCCAGACAGCCATTCGTCGATTGTATTCACCTTAGATCTCAAGCCCTGTAGTTTATCAACGTTCATAGGGCGGACCTCGAGAAGGGAGTTTGTCGAGAAATTCTCGATTCCCTTCTTGGTTGGACAGAGTAGAGATCGATTCGCCTTAGCGCCGACAGTTGCGTGAACAGTCCCAGCCGACAGGAACTTGAACAGAGGTCCCCGACTGCGTGTGATGGCAGTCTTGAACGGGGACAGTGTTTCCTCAGCCTGAGGCATGGTAGGCGCAGTGGCAATTTGGTGAGTTGTGGTGGGGTCGATAGTCAGGAAGTAGGCGTGGATAAAAGCCATGTACATGGACTTGGCAGCACCTCGCGCGACGATCAAGTATTGCTTGTTTACCAAGCGTCGCTTAACGTCGACCTGGACATATCGACCGTTGTGACCGGTTTCGTCAGGAACGAACTTAGTCACTTTCTCGAAATAAAACCACGAAAGGAGTGACTCGGCCCATAGCTTGAACGAATCCAGTAGAGTTAGGTCGCTACCGTCTACAAGAGTCATCTCGTTTTCACAGAAAGCGATAAAACCGTCGATAGCACCATCGTCATAGAAGTATCTCGGGTTGGCGATCAAGTCGTCAATCCGGTTCATCTCCATCTCGATAGTGTGCGATACTGGAATCTCTCCGGCTAGGACCTTTTCGCGGAACTGGGCATAGTACTTAGGAGTAGCGGTGTTTGATAGCGCCATACCTACTTACTACCGCCTGCGTTCTTGAGAATCGCATCGAGATTAAAGGATTTACCAGCCATCTTCGCGATACCCTCGTACTCGGTGCCCTTGAGCTTGGAGTCGAGAGCTGCTGTGAGCATGTCGGTTGCGGTCCGAGCTGCGTACTTCGTCAGGTTCTTTCGAGCCTCGTCGACGAAGAGATCTGCCGTCTTGGCGAGAGTGCTTCTATTTTGACTCTCGTACTCCTTAAGCTTCTGCTTGAGTTCGTAGTTCTGCTTCTCGAGGTTGAGTCGCTTGTTCTGCTCGATCAGATCCGTAGATGAGAGGCGGCGAGGAGCTTCCTTCCGCAGGTCGGCTGGAATGCCTCCCTTAGGAATCTTCTGCTTCTCGAGTTCCTTCTGCTTCTTCTCGGCTTCCTTAGCGGCCTTCTTCTCGTCGGCAATTCGCTTCTTTTCAGCGCGCTCGGCTTCCTTCTGCTTCTTCTTGCGATCAGCTTCAGCCTTGCGAGCTTCCTTCAGCTTCTGGTTCTCAAGCTTCTTACGGGCTCGTTCAGCAGCCTTCTCTGCCCGGGCGGCCTTGTTGGCAGCGTGCTTCTCGGAAGCAGCCTTGGCGCCCTTCTTAGCTGCGGAAGCAGCCTTCTTAGCTGCGGCAGCTGCTGCCTTAGCGGCCTTCTTGAGCTCGGACTCGTGCTTCTTGCGTTCCTTCTCAGCGGCCTTCTCAGCCTTGGCTCGTTCCTTTCGGAAGGCCTCAGCATTGACAGCTTCGCCGATCTTCTTCTTCTCCTCGACGGACCGAAGGCCGACTCCGCCGGAGCTTTCCGTCTTCTTACGGACGCCCCACTTCATACCGAGGACGCCGTAGTGAGACAGAGTTTCTTCGCTCATGGTTTTCTCCCATCATTGAATGGTCAGTCGCCACTCCGCCTCTTTCTGCAACGCCTCGACCGCCTTGATGGCGAATGAGGTCTGCGGCGGATCGAACATCAAGCGAACTGAGAAGTTCACATACTGTCGTAGGATCCGTCCAAGAGTCGTAGTGGGGTAATCTGCCTCGGACGATAGGTCGCCAACTTCGCGGTTTAGCTGAGTCGCGGTAGCCAAAGCATTGTCAATGGCGTCCTTAACTTCGCTATCGAACGAAGTGTCATCCTCCATCAACCCGAGGTAGGTCTTTGTGTCATGCAGAATCGACATTTAGCCTCCTACCATAGTTTCGTATCGCCGGGTGATCTTGGATTGAAGTCGTCAAGAGCCAACGCCTTGGTTCCGTAATGGATTGCGTTATGAGTATCTCGACTGACACATATGAGATTGTTGGTGTCCCACATGCAAGGGTCGAAATTCTCACACTGACGAGGCGTTAGAGGGTTGATATGATGCACGACAATGCCGTCGTGAATCTCGTATCCCTCTAGTCCGAGATCGCATCCAAGATCTCTTGCGATGACTTGGGTGCGAGCCTCTCGCCAAATATCGCTTTGGTAGAAACTCTGGTTCAGCCACCTGGATCCACCGAAGGTCTCGCCGAAAAATGCTCCATCGAGTGAGAGATACTCGAGACGCTCTTCGAATGTGTGTAGGTGCCTAAGTTCGTCATAGCTCCGCATCTGAATCTCCAGAATATACCTTGAAGGCCGCCAGTGCTTCAGCGACAAGCTCCTCAGTACGGGCAGCAGACTCAAGCGCCGAAACCTTGGCTCGAGCAAGAGTTGTGTCCGCCTCAAGGCGAGCCTGCTCAAGCCTTTCGCGGCTAGAACCCAGCTTGAGGAAATGAATGATCATCGAATTGCTCGCAGTACCATCAAGAATCTGCTGAGTTGCAAGTTCCATGGCGGCACTGATCGCTAATCGCTCAGCTTCCTCGGGAGTTCGAGGAGTTTTGGTCTTCTTTTTGACCATCTCGCGTCCTTTCTTATACTTCGATCTGAGTTTTCGCCTGCCCCAGCCCATGCCCGGAAAGGAGCAAGAAACAGGCATGGAGAACTAAATGGCCGGGGCAAGCCAAAACCCAAATCGAAATATACCTCCGGGATAATTCGAAGGTGGGGCGCGATTTGGGCGGGGGGTGTTTAAGAAATGACAGCCCCCCGGGGGTCAATGGAGGGTGAACCGTGGTATTCCCTCCAATTGAATTGGTTTCACTCGATCACGAAAGTTCTCTTTCCAGTAACAT